ACGTCAGCAATTGATCGAGGACGTCTACCAGATCACCGGCGTTTCGGACATCATGCGCGGGCAATCCGACCCCGGCGAGACCTTCGGCGCCCAGAACATCAAGGCCACGTTCGGATCGATGCGGGTGAGGGATCGCCAGATCGAGATGCAGCGGTTCGCGCGCGACGTGTTGCGGATCAAGGGCGCGGTGATCGCCGGCAAGTTCTCCGGCCAGACCCTGAAGGCCTGCACGAACCTGCAACTGCCGACCAACGCCGAGAAGGCCCAGGTCCAGCAGCAGATCGCCACCCAGCAGCAACAGGCCCAGGTTGCGGCCATGCAGGCGCAGGCCCAGCACGCGGCGGTCGCGCAGCAGGCCCAGGCCGCGGGCCAGCCGCCTCCGCCGCCGCCGCAGGCCCCGCCGCCGCCGCAAGTGCCGTCGCAGGTGCAACTCATGCTGCGATCCCCGTCCTGGGAGGACGTCGAGGCGCTCCTTCAGGACAGCGCCAGCCGCCGGTTCCGGATCGACATCGAGACGGACTCCACCATCGAGCCGAACGACGCGATGGAGAAGGCGGACACGGCGCAGTTCATGCAAGCGCTTGGGGCCATGGCCTCGCAGTGGGGCCCGATGATCCAGGCCCAGCCGGTGCTCGCTCCGCTGGTGGGCGAGCTGATCAAGTTCGGGGCGCGCAAGTTCAAGGCCGGCCGTCGCCTCGAGGAAGTCATCGACGGCACGATGGACAAGCTCGTGCAGATGGCGAGCCAAGGACCGCCGGCCGGGGCGTCCGCCCAGCCACCGCCGGACCAGACGCCGGTGCAGGTCGCCGTCCTGAACCAGCAGACCGAGCAGATCAAGCAGCAGGGGGAAACCCAGCGCGCGGTGATCAATTCCAGGGTCGAGCAGAGCGAGCAGGCCGTGCGGGTGCTGGAGGCCCAGGCCCACGCCGCCGTCCCGGCGCCCGTCGTCCCGCTTCAGTGACCGCGCGGGGCTGAGAACCGGCCCTCGCGCCCGACACTCGCCCTATGACGCAGCAGGGCGACCGGCAAGCGAGCGTCCGGGCCGTCACCGGAACCGCCCTGACCTACGAGGGCGACTGGCACGCGTTGTTCGACGCCGCGGGCGTCGCTGCGGGGACGTTCGACGGGCGTCTGCTGGCGTGGATCAACCAGAAGCTCTCGACGACGTACGCGAACCTTCCGCAGGCCCAGCAGGCGCTCGCTGTGGCGAATGGCGCCGCGAACTTCGTCAGCATGGGATCCTTTGACGCCGGTGGCGGGACCCACTTCGACTATATCATCACGAACGACGCCGACTGGGCGACCGTACTAGCGCTGGGCTCCTCAGCGCTGAGCGGGAAGCGCATCGGCGTCATGCCGGGGAGCTACACGACCAAGACGATTTCGAGCCTGAATCCGGCGAGCCCGGTGACGTTCAAGGCGGTTTCCGGACTGCCGCGCATAGAGCAGCTCCGCATCGTGGGGTCGTCGAACGTCACCCTCGACGGGCTGGAGTGCGTTTCGAGTTACTGGAACAGTGACGCCTCCAACAGCCACCCGGCGCTCGGCTTCGGCGACGGCACCACGGTCAACACTGTCAACAACATCGTCGCCCAGAACTGTTCGTTCCGCGGCAACTACCGTGGCAACCCCGATTTCGCCTTCGACCCGAGCGGCGAGCACACCTATCCGGAATACGCGTCGCTCGAGCCCACCTCGATCAGCGGCGGCGCGCTGCAAGGCCCGGTGATCATCCGCCACCCCTACGTGGGCGACCTAATGGCGGATGGCACGTACAACATGACCTTCGCCACCGGGACCGGCTCCGGTACGGGCTCGGCGGGCACGTTCACCGTCGTGAGCGGCCAGATCACCGCGGCCACCATCACAAACGGGGGCACGGGCTGGTCGTCGTCCTTCGCCCTCAATGGCATCATCTCCTGGAGCGGGCAGCATCCGTTCGTCAGCTACCTGCCGTTCGGCCTACAGCGCCTTGGCGGCGTGACGACCGTCCAGAACTTCAGCGTCCTGAACTGCACCTTCTACCTCTGCCAGAGCGCGGTGAAGGTTGCCCCGAACGCGGCGCCGTCAGTGGCCACGATCATCGGCAACACAGCTGACTGCATCTACGTGGACAACTGGAGCTTCATCGCCGACGCCTCGGCGACCGCCCCGGCGAAGATCGTGCTCGGCTTCAACAGGTCCACGCGCCCGTTCTGTGGGCAGAACGACCCCGGCAATCCGCACGCCGACTTCCTTCAGTTCACCATCGGTGCGGCCTCGACGGCTGACCTGGAGGTGGAAATCTACGGCAACATTCTGGCGAACGGCGTCTCGCGCGGATGCATCGAGGGCCTGCTCTGCCGCAACGGCGGTGGCACGGTCGGCCTGACGGGCCGCATTTGCGGAAACCTGATCCTGAACCGCACGCTAACGAACGGCATGGATGCCGACAACTGCTCAGCGCTCCTGATGTACCGTAACACGGTGCTGCGCTGGAATCCGACCGACACGCTCAACGCCGGGGCGGTCGCGATGGCCCTGGGGGGCTCGGGCGGCACCAGCTCTCTGTCGCATCACGCGCTGGCCGGCAAGAACCTTACCGAAACCATCTCCACCGCCAACAGCCTGGGCGATCTTTCAACCTATCCCAACACGACTGTCGCTTTCTCCAACGCCTGGACCAATTACAACGCCGTGCTCGCCAACCCCTCGGCCGGAAGCACGGCTGTGGCAGATCTGGTGGCCAACTGGGCGCCGCAGGCCGGTTATGCGGGCCAGGGTGCGATCGGCGGCGGCTACGTCGATTTCGTGGGCCAGACGATCGACCGGACCAAGGAGCCCACCGTCGCCCAGTTCACCGGCCAGACCGGCATCGCGGTCGGCTCGACGAACGTCACCTCGGAATGGTCGCGCATCCTCGGCGGCCCTGACACGATCCCGATTTCGATCGCAGGCGGCGAGTTCCGCACGGCCGACGACGCCAGCGGCACGAACGCGACCGCTTGGGGGGCCAGCTCGGGAACGGTCGCGCACGGCAAGTGGGTCCAGGTCCGTCAGAACGCCTCGGCCTCCGGCTCGACCACCACGACGGCTACCCTGACTTTGAACGGCTACAACTGGGTGTTCCAGGTCACCACGGCGTCAGCTGCCTCGTTCACCCTCATCAACAACAGCGCCACAGCCTGGTCGAAGGTCACTTCGCCGTCGTCCGACACGAACGTCGCGAAGGTGCTCATCGGAATGCAGTTCAAGATGGCGACCGCTTCAGTCACCAACATGATCCTGTTCGGGGACGCGCTGTCGAAGTTCATCCTCCAGTGGACGTCTGCATCGGCTCTGCGGCTGACCCTGCACGGAAGCACTTCGTACCGCGTATCTGCGGCTGTCACCGCCGATACGAACCTCCACACGCTGCTGTGGAGCATCGACCTCACCCAGGCGACCGGCGCGGCCTCGTCGCTAGCCTATCTGGACGGCAACTCGGTGGGCCTGACGGTGAACAACTACACCGCCTCTACCCTGCTTGCGATGGCCTCAGACATGGCGGTCCTTGGCCTCTTTGCGAAGGGCGACGGGACGACGCCGATGAACGGTGCGCTCGGCTTCCTCTGGATCGACTGGGGCACGAGCGGCTACACACTGCCCGACCTCACGAGCTCAACGGTGCGCAACAAGTTCACCGCCGACAACATCAACCTGACGGACGGTTCCGGAGTCACCGGGTCCAAGCCCAAGCTGTTCTACCCTGGTAACTCGAACCTTTCCTCATGGAACGGGACGCTGGCCAACGCCGGCTCGGCCACTGCCAGCCTCGTCAAGCAGGCTGGCACGTACACCTAATTCGGCGGGAAGACGAACAGCATGGCGACGGCCACGGGGATGGATAACACCACCATGACGGCGGCGACCCACTTCGCGACCCTCAGTCGGGTCTCATAAGAGGCAATGCGTCGAGCTTCGGCCTCCGCTGGCGAGAGGCCGCCACAGTAAACACATGTGACCGTCCCACCTCCGGGCGGAGCCTCGTATTCATGTGCGCCAAATGCGCACCCAGTGCGCGTTAACAGAGCACCTATGGATCGCCTTATCATAGACCCCCCGGTCTCTTACGGTGAAGCCATAGGACTCCTCCCCAGTCGACCTGTCAACGTCTACACGTAGAAGGCGACTTGTGCTCCAGGCCGATCCCCGGTGAGCCACCCCGCAGGTGTTCCGCGGAGACCCCAGACGACGATGTCCGCGGCGGCAAGCGCCGCTGCGCCGATCAACGTACGCAGGGTCCGCTCCCGAAAACCCCGGTCGAAATCGGGGCCCCCAGTGGTCGATCGTCAAGGCCCCACACGAAACGTGGAACGCCAAGGCCACGATCGTCCAAGCGCAGGCGTCCTAGTCCACACCGCCCCGCGCTGAGAAACCAGCCGCGGGCCCGAGACTGCGTCCATGGCCGATAAGGACTACTCGCAGCTCACGAGCGCCACGACGGCCGGCGATTCCGACCTCCTCGCCATCTATCCGACCGGCGGCCCGCTGAAGAAGCTGACCTGGGCGACGTTCAAGAGCCTGGTGATCACGGCGCTGGGCTCGACCTATCTGACGGTCGCGAACAACCTCGCCGACCTGGCCTCGGCCTCGGCGGCGCGGGCCAACCTCGGGCTCGGGACGGCCGCGACATTGGCGTCGTCCGCGCTCTTCCAGGTGGCCAACAACCTCTCGGAGGTCGCCAATGCCGCGACGGCGCGGGCGAACCTGGGGGCGGCGGCCTCGACCAGCCCCACGATCACCGGCGGCATGACCTTCTCCGGCGCCGTGGCCGGGAATACGCTGGCGGTCGCCGCGACCACCCTGGACGTGAGCCAGGCCGAGTACCAGACGAAGTCGATTTCCGCGAACACCACCTTCACGCTGAGCGGCCAAGTCGCGGGAAAGTGGTCTGGGATGATCCTCGAGCTGACGCTTTCCTCCGGGGCGCAGCCGACGTTCACGGGCGCGCGATGGGGCGGTGGCTCGACGCCGAACTTCATCAACGGCGTCCATCTGATCGGGTTGATCTACAGCGGCGCCTCGTGGACGGCGGTTGTCGTCGAGTCCAACATCTCGTGAGCATCCTGCTGCGCATGTTGAGCGGTCGCGTGGCGGCGAGCTACGTCTCGCAGGATCATGCCGTCACGAACGGATTTCCGCAGGATCTGTTCTTTGGCGCCAGCGCGCTCGCCGGTGATCTCGGAATCGTCGCGACGGCGGGCGCCGGCCACGTGGCGCCCACGGGCTGGTCGGTCGTGGGCCAATTCAGCCCCTTCGCGCTGTCCGTGGACATCTATGCAAAGCAATTGACCTCGGCGGATATCTCCGCCGGCAAGGTCACCGTGACGAACACCGCGAGCGGCGGGTTCGCCACACTGATGATCTACCGCGGGTGCAGCCGCGCGACGCTGAAATCCAACGCATCTGGTGGTTCGCCCAGCCTGAGCGTTCCAGGCTTCACGAAGAGCGCTGTCAGCGCAGGCATTGTCACGATCATTCAGGATTCGACGTCGAGCCCTGGCACGGCGACGGTGGCCGCGCCCGCGACCAGACGCCTGCTATTTGCGAGCGTGATCGGCTCAAGCGCCTTCGCGGATATCTTGCCGGCGACAACCTACCCGGACGGTTCCGCAGTAACGTGGAACAACCTTGGCGCGCAGAACGCGGCCGGCCTCATCGAACTGACATAAGGGCGATCGCCTCACGAATCGCCGAGACGACGGCGTCCGGGGCATCGCGCGGCAGATTGTGGCCAGCCTGCGGAATCACCTTCAGGCGCAGGGTCGGATGGGCGGCCAGGAGCGCCAGGTCATCCGGCGAGATGAGGCTTCTTAGACGCTCGCCGACACGGACACGGTTCCCGGCGAGCACAAGCCCCGGAAGGCGAGAGGATAGGACCGCGTCCCGGTAGTCCGCTTCCGCATGGAGTATCGCCTGCGCCCATTCCCGGTCCGCCTCGGTGCGACCTTCAAGGAAGGGCGTCAGATTGCGGATGAGCGGGAGCATACCCTTGGCGGACATGGGCGGGTCCAGCGCCACCAGCGCAGCCGGCGTCTGCATCATGGATCCAACCACGCCGCCGGCCGAGACGCCGGCCAACACAAACGGCCGATGCCCGAAGCCGGAGCGCATCGCCGCGTCCCAGAAGGCGGCGAAGTTTTCCAGGGTCAACGGCCTCAGAACCGGCGAACCGTCCATTCCGGGAAGATCGCCAATGAGCACGTCGGCTTCCGTCAGCCGTCCCGGAAGATCGAACATCTGGGTGTGGCCGGGAAAGGCGCCTCGCAACAGCAGGACGAGCGGTCGTGTCGGGGAAAGATTCCGAAGGTGGCCGAAGATGCGAGCGGGGCCGAAAGGGGTCGCGATGTCGCCCACCAACATGGGCTCAGGATAGGTTTAGCGCCCCGAGCGGGCAATACGGGGCCATCGCCTCGCTCATCGCTGAGCAACCTATCCCGCGCCCGATGATGTCGTCCATGGCCGCATCCCCCTACCTCGCCCAGGCCCTGCAATCGCTGAGCGCGCCGCAGAGCCCGCAGCCGACGCCCCAGCTCTCGCCGGAGCAGATGGCGCAGTTCGCCCAGAAGGCGCAGGCCTACCAGCAGGCCAATCCGGGCGGAAACTACCTCGGCCACAACCTGATGCAGGCCGGCCGCAACCTCATGGGTTTTCCCGGCCAGGTCGGCGGCGGCCTCGCCAATCTCGCCCAGTCGTTCGGCATCGGCGCGCCGCAATCCGCGCCCTACTGAGCAAGCCCACGCTCCGCTCATCCTGAAGCCACCAGGAGAGCACCTTGGCGCGTTTCACCTATCGGACCTGCAAGTGCTGCCGGAACCTCCACGAGGTCTCCGCGTGGCCGACCGAATGCGAGGGGCATTTCGGTCCAGAGGTCTGCGTCGGTCCCCAGATCATCTCGGACACCATCGAGCCGTTCCGGTCGATGGCTTCGGGTGCGATCTTCTCATCGAAGAGCCGCTACAGGGCCGATCTTCGGGCCCGCGGCATGATCGAGGTGGGCAACGAGCGCGTCCAGCATCGGACGACGCCGCTGCCGCGCGCCGGCGACGACATCCGCCGCGCTCTCCATCAGTTGGGGAGCTAGGCCATGGCCGATGGAACGAGCCTTCGGGATACGATCGCTGCGGCGATGAAGGGCGCTGAGGGCGGCGAAGGCGCGCCTGTCGTCGATCCCGTCGCGGTAGTGGCCGCGCAGGAGGGCGCCGAAGCGGCCGCGCAGTCGCCACCGTCCACTGGGGAGGCCGAACAAGGCCATGACGGCTCTCCCGGCGCGCCGGAGCGCGACGACAAGGGCCGCTTCAAGCCCAAGACCGACACTGAGGCCCAGGCCGGCGCGGAGTCGCCGCCTGCCGCGCCCGATCTCAAGACCCCCGCAGCTGCGGCGTCCCCGGAACCTCAGGAGACTGAGACGATCCGGGTCCCGCACGCGCTGCCTGCACCCCTGAAGGCGAAGTTCAAGGAGCTTCCGGCCGAGTGGCGCGACGCGTTCACGAAGCAGGAAGATTCGATCGCCGCCTTCAAGGACGAGCAGGCGCCGAAGGCCGCGAGGCTCAAGCGCTTCGACGAGATCCTGGGTCCGCACCTGGATCGTTGGCGCTTCAACGGCTTGGACGAGTTCTCAGGTGTTCAGACGCTGCTCGCAGCCCAGAACATCCTCGAACGCAACCCGGTTGAAGGCCTGGTCCATATCGCCCGCTCGTACGGCGTTTCTCCCGCTCATCTTGCGCAGGCCCTTGGGGCCGCGCCAGGACAGGCCCAGACGACCGCGCCAGGAGGGCAGCAAGCCTCGACCTCGCCGGACCTGAGCGCCGCCCTTGCGCCGCTGGTGAGCGAGATTCAGACCCTCAAGCAGGGCTTCCAGCGTCAGTCCGCCGATTCCGAGGCGCGAGAAATCGCGTCCGTGAACAACGAGGTCGCCAAGTTCCGCGCCGACCCCAAGCACCTCTACTTCGACAACGTCAGGGACCGCATGGGTCACCTGATCGCGACGGAGCAGGCCCAGGGGCTTGAGGACGCCTACGAGATGGCGATCTGGGCCGACCCCGCCATCCGTGCGATCCTGATCGCCGAGCAGGCCAAGCCTGCCTCGCCGACGCCCGATCCCGCGCGTGAGCGGGTCCAGCAGGAACAGCGGAAAGCCGCTCAAGCCCAACAAGCTGCCGGGTCTGTCACCGGGGCTCCCGCACCGGGCGCGCAAGCGCCTCCGGGGCCCGTTGGATCCGTCCGCGATTCGATCCGCGCCGCCATGCAGGAAGTCAGCGGCGCGGTCTGATCGCCTTTGCCCCCGCGAGGGGCAGGGAGCATGACAGATGGCCTCTCCGGGCCTTTCCGAAATCGTCACCACGACGCTGCGCAACCGCTCGGGCGTCGTGGCCGACAACATGAGCAAGAACAACGCCTTGCTCTACCGCCTCTCCAAGAGGGGCAAGGTCAAGCCGCTGTCCGGCGGCCGGACCATCGTCCGCGAGCTCGCCTACAGCGAGAACAGCACCTACCAGCGCTATTCCGGCTACGAGACCCTCAACGTCTCGCCGTCGGACGTGATCAGCGCCGCCGAGTACGACTGGAAGCAGGCGTCCGTGGCGGTGACGATCAGCGGCCTGGAGCAGGCGCAGAACAGCGGCGAAGACGCCCTGATCGACCTCCTCGAGCAGCGTATCGAGGTCGCCGAGAAGACCATGCAGAACAACCTGTCGCTGGACATGTACAGCGACGGCACCGCCAGCTCCGGCAAGCAGGTGGGTGGTCTGCAACTGCTCGTCGCCGACACGCCCACCTCGGGCACGATCGGCGGCATCAACCGGGCCACCTACACCTTCTGGCGCAACCAGAAGTTCCGGTGTTCGACGGATGGGACGGGGGCGGCTTCGGCCACCAACATCCAGACCTACATGAACACCCTGTTCCTGAACTGCCAGCGTCAGTCCGACAAGCCGGACCTGATCATGGCCGACAACACGTTCTACCAGCTCTACTGGTCGAGCTTGCAGGCGATCCAGCGGATCACCTCGTCGGACATGGCCCAGGCCGGCTTCACGTCGCTGCAGTACATGAACGCCGACGTGGTCGCCGACGGCGGCATCGGCGGCGGGGCTCCGTCGAAGCATCTCTACATGCTGAACACGGACTACATCTACTGGCAGCCCCACCGCGACCGGAACATGGTCCCTCTGGATAAGGTCCAGTCGCTGAACCAGGACGCCACCGTCCAGCTCATCATCTTCATGGGCAACATGACCCTGTCGAATGCTGAGCTTCAGGGCGTCCTCTGGAGCACCTGATCCCCCTCAAACCCAGCCGGGGCCTGCGGGTCCCGGCGCAGACCTGAAGGAGGGTCTGACAGATGCCCGCTTCCACGACCGTCTATTCGAAGACGCCGGCGCTGGGGATCAACCTCGGCAACACGGCGGTCTCGACGCCGAACCACACCCTGGGCCAGAAGGTCTGGGGCTCGGACGGCCACGCCTACATGTACGCCAAGGCCATCGTTGCGATCGGGTCGATCACGACCTGCAAGATCAGCAACGCCGGCTCGGCCTGCGTCGACTCCGGCTCCTCTGGCTGGACCGCCAACGTGCCTTCGGGCGCTGCGGCGAACCAGTACTTCTGGGCCAAGCGTACGTCGATCGCCTGATCGGCGGGGGTGCGTCGGGGAGGGCTCGGCTTCGACGCCGGGCCCTTTTCGCGCGCCGCTGAGAACCCCCTTGCGCGGCCGATGCTGGCCTTCTCGCGCCTGGGGAGGTCGAGCACATGACCGGCCAGTTGAACGGCCATAATCCAGGCCTGCCGCCCGATCCGAGAGAACCCGTCGCGCGCGCCGTGGTGGAAGCCCTCGCCGAGCAGAACGACGAGGCCGAAACCTGGGCCGAGTTGAGCGATGAAGACCGCGACGCTGAAGTCAATCTGGCCGGCGAATACATCGCCGCCCACCTGGCGTTCCTGAGCCGCCATAGCCTGCGCGTCCTGCCGATGAACGCCGTGCCGGTGCCGACCTCCGTCGAGGAGGCCAACGCCATGGTCCAGGCCGCTCAGCGGTTCCTCGAAGCCCGCAAGCGCAAGACGAACCTGATCGGAGGCAAGCCGAAGCGGCTGATCCTGCCGAAGGGGGTGGTGTGATGGGGGGCGCGGTTCAGCCCCAAGCCGCGCAAGCTCTGGCCGAGGCCGTCAAGGCCGTCGAGCCCCGCCGCATCGCATTCGTCTGCGTCAACGTCGGCCCCCGCTATCCGATGTTCTACGTGGAAGTCCTTAGGGATATGGTCCTAAGGCACATGACGGAGAGCGACGCCGACGTGGCGTGGTTCTGCGTCACTGACCGCGCGGACGAGCTGCCTGAGGGCGTGAACGCGATCCCGGCCGACCCAGCGCTGCCGGGCTACTGGCAGAAGATCCGGCTCTTCAGTCCCGACATGCCATGGGCGGAGGGCCAGCGCGTCGTCTACTTCGACCTCGACGTCTGCATCACAGGGCGCCTGGAAGACCTCGTGGAGCGCAAAGGCATTGCCCGCGACCACGGCTGGCCCACCTACAACTCCTCGGTCATGGTCTGGGACCACGGCGAGCACCGCGACGCGTGGGACCGCTTCCACCCCGACGTCATGGACATGCCGGGCAAGCTGGTGGCGCCGCACCTGCTACCGGCGCCCGTCCCGAACGGCGGCGACCAAGAGTGGCTGACCGAGGTCGGCGGCTGGCACCTTCTGCCCGACGATTGGTGCCGGTCGTGGCGCTGGGACGCGCGCTGCCGCACGTGGCCGCCAGAGCACTGCAAGGTGGTGATCTTCCACGGACTGGAGAAGCCGGCGGATATCGCCGACGGTTGGGTCCCGAAGCTCTGGAAGGTCGGGGGCCTGACGGCCTTCCCGATCGTCAAAGGCGTCAACACCGCCGAGGACGTGCGCTTCGACCACATCCGCGCCTCGGTAAAGCGCGAGTTGCCGTGGTTCACCGGTTTCAAGGACGAGGGCAAGAGCTGCGTCATCGTCGGCGGCGCGCCATCGCTGCTGGATTGCCGCGAGCAGATCGCTCTGCACCGCAAGCGTGGCGCACGGTTGGTCAGCCTCAATGGGGCGTGGCGCAAGCTCGCTGCCTGGGGCCTGACGCCGGACGTGAACGTCATGCTGGATGCCCGGCCCGAGAACGTGGACCTTGTCCGCGGCGCGCCGGCCTCCATCCGCTTCCTTCTGGCGAGCCAGGTCCATCCCGACGTCTTCGACCTGTTAGCCGCCCACGAGGTCGTGCTCTGGCACTGCGGCTTTGAGACGGGCAACGACACGATCCGCGAGATTCTGTCGCCGTGGTGGGACGGCCCCGATGCGCGCCCCTGCGTCATGGTCCCCGGCGGCTCAACGGTGGGCCTCCGCGCGCTCTGGCTGGCGGCGTTCTCCGGGTTCCGCACGATCCACATGTACGGGATGGACTCCTCCTACGCCGACGATGGCGCCCACCATGCCTATCCCCAGGCCCTGAACGATCAGGAGACCACGGTCGAACTGGAGCGGCAGGGCAAGACCTACCGCTGCGCGCCGTGGATGGCGCGGCAGGCGGCCGAGTTCACCGAGACGTGGAACGACCTCCGAAATTTCGTGGACCCCGCGACGGGGCTGCCGGCGCCGGTCAGCATCTACGTGCATGGCCGCGGTTTGCTGCCGGACATCGCGCGCGGGCTACGCGAAGAAGCGAGGGCGGCGTGACCTATTCCCTCGCCGGCGAAGGCTGGAACAACGCCAATCTGACCGAGATCAATGGCTGGTGGTGGCCTGCGGATGACCGGGACGCACACCCGATCATCATGCACGATTGCGAGCCCGCGCTGACGAAGTTGCTGGCCCATGTTCCAAGCCGGAAGTGCATCGTGCAGGCCGGCGCAAACGTCGGCGTCTATCCCTGCGCGCTCGCCCGGCGCTTCGAGGCGGTGTTCACCTGCGAGCCGGATCCGCGCAACTTCGCGTGCCTGAAGGCGAACCTCATCCGCCACGACCGGGAACACCGAGTCACGGCCCTTCATGCGGCGTTCGGGTCGGCCCAGGGCGCGTGCAAGTCCGTCGAGGTCAGCGCGGGCAACTGCGGCGCCAACCGCGTCACTTTCGACGCCGGGGACGTGCCCGTCTGGCCTATCGACGATCTGGAACTCACCGCCTGTGACGCCATCTGGCTCGACGTGGAGGGCTCCGAGCTCTTCGCCCTTCAGGGCGCCGAGCAGACCATAGCGCGGTTCAGCCCCGTCATCGCCTGTGAGGAAAAGGGCCTCGGCGCGCAGTTCTTCGGCCTTCCCGGCGGCGCGCTGGAGGCGTGGCTGACAGAGCGCGGATACGCCGAAGTCGACCGTATCGGAAATGATCTCGTCTTCAAGAGGACCGCATGAGCGACGCCCCCGACTTCCGCGAGCCCGATCCCAAGGGCGATAAGGACACCGCCATCCCCCGTTTCTACATCGACGCTCAGCCGAACCAGCGGCGCAGCGACGAAGACGGCGTCCCGCGCTTCGACGACGTGGAGATGGTCGAAATCCTGATCCCCGGCGACCGTAACGCCGTCTCGGTGCAGATGGTGACCGAAATCCACCGGAAGCGCTGGCCCGGCGCCTATGCCCGTTTCAAGGCCGGCCAGGAGGCGAGCGCCGACGGGACGCCCCTGGAGCAGCTCCCGGGCATGACGGCCTCCCAGGCCCAGGAACTGCGGTTTATGAACGTGCGCACGGTCGAGCAACTGGGCGACCTCACCGACGAGCAGGCCCGCAAGTCCGTCTCCATGGGCGGCATGGCGCTGCGGGACCGCGCCAAGCGCTGGCTCGACACAACGGCGGGAGCGGCGAAGGAGGAGCGGCTGGCCGCTGAGAACCGCCAGCAGGCCGAGAAGATCGACGAGTTGACGGGCAAGGTCGAGACCCTGACGAAACTCGTCGAGGACCTGACCGCGAAGGTTCCGAAGGAGACGGCTTGAGCGTCCTGGCGACCCACATCGAGCGCGACGCGATCCCGGCCCGCGGACCCCGGTTCTTCCGGGAGGACGAGGAGGTCATGTTCGAGTTCGTCATCGACGGCACGAACAGGATCGGGCCGCGCCTGGCGATGAAAGACGACAGCCTCAAGCACCCTGAGGCGTGGGCGGAGTTCGCCGCCGGCGAGGCGGCGCCCGAGCCCGAGGCGCCCGAACAGCCGGCGAGGACGGCCGTCACCCGGACCGATGCCGATTTCGCGGCCTTCGCAGGGCTGTTGGAGCCGGCGCCAGAAACCTCGGTGCGTGACGGCGCGGCCAAGATCGAACGTGCGACCCGCAGGCGCAAGCAGGAGCAGGGGTGAGCGTCCTCACGATCATCCAGGAGGTGTGCGACCGGCTCTCGCTCACCCGGCCGAGCGTGGTCTACACGTCCACGGACCAGAACGTGATCCAGCTTCGCGGGCTCCTGACCGAGGCGGCCGTCGCCCTGGCTCGACGTCCGGAACGCGGCTGGCAAGCACTCCAGGCCGAATGGTCGTTCGTTACGGTCAACGCCCAGGTCCAGACCAACGCACCGTTGCCGCCGGACTTCTACGCTTTCGTACCGAACAGCTTCTTCAACCGCTCGACCATGCGCCCAGTGTGGGGACCCTATACTCCGGCCCAGTGGCAACTCCTCCAGGCGCGCCCGGCGCTCAGCACGGTCTATCTCGGCTACCGCGAGCGGGCCGGGCAGTTCCTGATCGGGCCGGCCCCGAATGCCGGAGACACCATCGCCTACGAGTACGTCTCATCCTACTGGGCCAAGTCCTCGGCGGCGCAACCGAAGGCGACCTTCACGGCCGACGACGATGGGACCTATCTCGACGAGGAGCTGCTGAAACTCGATCTGAAGTGGCGCTACAAGCAGGCCAAGGGCCTTGACTACGGCGAAGACATGGAGACCGCCGAGCGCGCGATCCAGAAGGCCCTCGCCGAGGACGGCGGCTCCGGCGAGCTTTCGATCAGCGGCCCGGGCGCATGGCCGCCGGACAGTCGCCTGAACGTCCCGGAGACAGGGTTCGGGGTCTAGATGCGCCGCGCCCTCCGCCAGAACCGCGCGCGGGCCCAGACGGCGCTCGCTCGCTCGATCCCCGCTCCGATCGGCGGCTGGGACACCGAAAGCGCGCTCGCCGACATGCCGCCGCAGAATGCGGTGATCCTCGAGAACTGGATTCCGCGCGGCAGCTACTGCCAGATGCGGCGAGGGTTCGTCGAGCAATGCACCGGGACACCGGCCGCCGTGGAGACCTTGATCGCCTGGCATGGCCCGCAGAGCGGCGACAAGCTCTTCGCCGCCTCCGGGGCCTACCTCTTCGACGTGACCGCAGCCGGAGCGCTTCCCTCGGCGGCCTACGCCTCTGCGGCGACCGCGCGCTGGAACTGGACCAACTTCGCCAACGCGGCCGGCAAGTGGGCGATCCTCTGCAACGGAGCCCAGAACCCGCTCAAGTACGACGGGAGTTCCTGGTCTACGAACATCCCGACCGGGACCGGGCTGACGGCCACGAACCTCAAGTACGTGATGAACTTCAAGACCCGGCTGCACTATGCCGAGGACAATTCCTTGGTGGTATGGGTCACCGCGACGAGCGCCATCGCCGGCGCCTGCACGAAGCTGGACCTGGGCCCGATCTTCGCCAAGGGCGGCTATCTGGTCGGTCTTGGCCGGCTGACCCTCGATGGCGGCAACGGGCCGGACGACTACGCCTGCTACCTCACCAACCAGGGTGAGGTCGCGATCTACAAGGGCTCTGATCCCTCGGACGCGACGAACTGGTTCCTGGTTGGGGTCTACACGCTGGCCAAACCCATCGGCGACCGGGCGATCCTGGCTTATGGCCCCGATCTCCTGATCCTGACCGAGGTGGGGCTGCTGTCGCTCTCCCAGGCGCTCTCGACGCCCATAGAGGAGCAACGGAAGAACTCGGTCTCGCGCCAAGTCGCCACCGCTTTCGCCGACGCCGCAAAGGCCTATGGGAGCAACTTCGGCTGGCAACCGGTGCTCTATGGAGGGCGGGGAGGGCTTCTGATCGTCAACGTGCCGACAGCGGAGCTCTCCACATCGGAGCAGTATGTCCGCTCCACGTCCGGCAACGCGTGGTGCAGGTTCACCGGCATTCCTGCCTTCTGTTGGGCCCAGGCCAACGGCATGGTCTATTTCGGTTCAGCGGCTGGGATCTACCAGTGGGACGTCGGCGCTTCGGACAATGGCGAGTTCATCGTCGCCGACGCGCTGCCGTCCTTCCAGGCGTTCGGCAACAGGGCCGTGCGGAAGGCCTTCAGCATGGTCCGGGCGCTGATGTTCTGCCCATCCATTGTCAAACCGTCGCTCCAGGTCGTCACGGACTTCGACAAGTCCACGATCCCGACAGCGATCCCAAGCACCGTCGATGCCGGCGACATCTCGCCGACCGACTCGACCGTGGTCCGTGACGACTGGACCGGCGCGGCGGGGTCCGGGTACTTCGGTTCGCCGCGGCTGCGCGTCTCGCTGGCCGGGAGTGCGACAGCTGACCGTGTGGCCGTTACTGCCGACCATGCGGACTTGGCGCTCATCGGCCCCAGCGGGACCGACCCGACCAGCCACATTCTCACGCGCCCGAACCTGCCGCTGGACGTGGAAGTGCAGCTGCTGGGCTTCGACCTGATGTTCGAAGGGGGCGCAGTCCTGTGAGGGCCCGGCGGATCATCGTGGGCCATGACGCCGAAGTGGCGTTCTGGACCGGCTTGCGCATACCACACGTTCGCCAGCGGATGGAGCGCGAGCCCACGCCGGATCCCTTCGGCGCGTGCGTGGCGTTCGGGGTCGCCAACGGCCAAGGCGAGCTGATCGCCGGCGTCGTCTACCACAACTACTATCCAGACTATCGCGGCATCGAGGTCAGCTGCGCCTCGACGACGCCCATGTGGGCCGATCCAGCCGCCATCGGCACGATACTGAGATACCCCTTCACGACGGCAGGATGTGTCCGCGTGACCGCTCTGACACCGCGCCGCCAGACCGGCGCGACGAGCCCTAGGCGGTTCCTTGAAGGCTTGGGTTTCAAGCGCGAAGGATCGGTCAGGCTTGGTTTCGGTGACGACAACGCGATCCTCTACGGGCTCTTGGAGAGCGAGTGGCGCGCCGGCCGGTTCGGCCCCGATGGCGGGGCGCTGACCGATGGGCAAATCCGCTCCGAAGCCGCCGCCGGTCCCTGATCCGACAGCCGTCGCGAACGCGCAGTCGGACGCCAACATCAAGACCGCCGAGGCGCAGCAGAAGCTGAACATGGTAAACAGTTACGGTCCCAACGGGTCCGTGACGTACCAGACCGACGCCAACGCGCCGGGCGGCTACTCCCAGACGACGACCCTCTCGCCGGCCGAGCAGGCGATCTTCGACAAGCTGACCTCGGCGCAGTCGGGGGCGCTGGACATCGGGAACGCCCAGCTGGGCCGCGTTAACGATGCGCTCGCCACGCCGCTCTCGACAGCGGGCCTGCCGGAACTGCAAGGCGGCGCAACGCCCGGCCAGGTCCAGACCAGCTTCGGCATGGGTCAGCCGCTGCAGTATGGGTTCAACCCGGGGCAGGCTGTGCAGGGCCATGTCCAGGGGGGCGGCAGCCAGCAGGCGATCAACGACGCCACGAACGCGGTCTACAACCAGGCGACCTCCCGTCTCGACCCTCAGTGGAACCTTCGCCAACAACAGCTGACCCAGCAGCTCGCCGACCAAGGGATCAGCCAGGGTTCGGACGCCTATTCGCGGGCGATGGACCAGTTCAGCCGCGACCGGAACGACGCCTACTCGTCGGCGATGAACTCGGCGATCACGTCCGGGCAGAATGAGCAGAATGTGCTCTTTGGCCAGAACCTGGGCGCCGGGCAGTTCGCCAACCAGGCCGCCGCACAGATGTACGCGCAGAACCAGGGTCAGGCGGCCTTCCACAACGCCACGGCTGCCCAGGATTACGGCCAGAACCTGGGGGCGGCGCAGTTCGCCAACGCGGCGCAGAACCAGCAGTTCAACCAGCAGCAGGCGTCGGCCACGCTGTCGGATCAGGCTCGCCAACAGGGCCTGAACGAGCGCGCCTACCTCCAGAACCAGCCGATCAACCAGCTCACAGGCCTGATGAGCTTGGGCCAAGTCGCGAACCCGCAAGGCATCAGCTACACCCCGAGCCAAGTCGGCCAGACCGACGTCATCGGCGCGAATGCCCTGGCGACCCAGGCGGCAAACGCCAACTACCAGGCCCAGATGGCGCAGAACTCGGGCTTGATGGGCGGCCTCTTCTCGCTGGGCTCGGCGGCGATCATGGCGTCCGATCGCCGCCTGAAGCGCGACATCGTGCGCATTGGCGAACTCGCCAAGGGCGTCGGCCTCTACCTCTTCCGTTACGTGGGCGGCGACAGGCTGCGCGTCGGCGTCCTGGCCCAGGAGCTGAGGCGGGTTCGTCCCGACCTGGTGCTGAAGCGCGCCGACGGCTTCCTTGCGGTGGACTACGCCGGCCTGGGGATGGCGTGACATGGCCGGTGTCCCGGTCACAGCTGACCTCAACACTCAGCCGCTGGCGGCGCTCCAGGCTGCGCAGCTCTATGGGCCGAGCACGCAACAGGCGCTGCGCCGCTCCCAGTACCTGGCCGATGCGCTGCATCAACTCCAGGCGTCGGCTCAGCAGCCGATCCGGGGCGGATGGGGCGAGCTGGGCGCGAAGCTGCTCGCGTCCGCGCTTCTCCAAAAGGCGAGCGAGAAGGGCCAGGATGCGCTCGCACAAGCTGCGGTGGCTGACCGGGCGAACTTCGACCGGTCGCTGACGGCTGGAACGCCGCTGGACCCGAACTATCAGGCGCCCGCGCTGCCTCAACCGACGCCGCAAGCTCCGCCTGAACTGCCGCCCACCGCCCAACAGCCGCCGCCCGTTGCCGCGATGCCTGAGGCTGCGTCCGCGCGGCCTGTTCCGCCGACCGCGCCCGATACGGCGCTTCCGCGGGGCCTGCGCAACAACAACCCGCTGAACCTGAAGGGGTCCGTCAACTGGCACGGGATGACGGGCGTCGATCCGGACGGCTACGCCATCTTTGACACGCCGCTGAGCGGCATTGCGGCCGCCGACCACAACCTGCAGGCCTACTCCACGCACCACGGGCTCAACACCGTCGCCGGCATCATCGGCCGCTGGGCGCCCGCAGGAGACGGCGCAAACGATCCAAACGGCTACGCCGCCACCGTCGCCAAGGCGATGGGTGTTCAGCCCAGCGACATGCTCGATATGGCGAGCCCCGGCACGCGCGAGAAGCTGATGAGCGCCATGGCCGGCGTGGAAAACGGCCGGGCGGTGGATTTGCATCAGCTCGTCGCCCCGCAGCTTGCCAGTCCGGGGACTGGAGCGGCGCCCCCATCGGCGGCCGATCAGGCGCTGATCCAGGCCCGGCTCGCAAACCCCACTGGCCAACTGCCGCCTGCGGCGCCCCAAGAAGCTTCCGCAGGACTGGGAGCGCAGCCGATTCCGCAGCTGTCGTCCCATGCCGGTCCTCCACCGCTTCAGACCGTGACCCCGCAGGAGTGGGCCGTCGCCGCTGGTCTCCTGTCCGACCCGCGAACTCACGACCTCGGCGTGCAGGAGGTCATCAAGCTTCGGCTGCGAGCAGCGTCGGCGCTCCAAGCACCGGACAAGATGATGTGGGACGCCCAACAAGGGCGCTACGTGCCCATGCCGGGGACCGAAACGACGCAGCTTCCGGGCGCGTCGCCGTCGGATGCGGCGCAGAAGGACGCTTTCGGCAACATCTCCCACAGCGCCATTCCCGGCGTCCAGGGTCCCGTGCCAGAAGGCATGGTCGCGGATGGGAAGGCCGGCTACGTTAAGGTGCCCACGCAGGCGGCGCAGACCTTCCACATTCCCGGCCAGAATGGCCTCTTCGTCATGGGTCCTGGCGGCACGCCTCAAAAGGTCGCTGACGACCAGTACGGCCCCGAGCAGCTGATCACTATGCGCAACACCCTGGAGGGCCAGGAACCTGTGAAGCGCTACCGTGAGGCCATATCCGCCTGGGGCGCCATGGTCAACGCTGCGACCCAGGCGCCGGGCGGGATGCGAGCCTATGCGCTGCGCGACACCTTCGCGCGCCTCATCAATCCCGGCGCGGTCGCTCGCGTCGGCACGATTCAGGCCATTGAGAACGCGCAGGGCATCCCGGCCAACGTGAAGGCCTTCTTCATGAATCTGACGGGTGACGGCAACGTTCCGCCTGAGATCGCCCAGCAGATCATGGATGTCGCCCACGGATTCCTCCAGTCGCACTACGGGGAAGCGAAGGTTCTGAACGACACGAACCTTGACTTCGCCAAACGTCACGGGATCGATCCGGCGGACATCACGGTCAAACTTGGCGATCTGCCGACGCGGTTCGCGATCCCGACGCCGAAGGCAACTGGCGCGCAGCCTCCGCCAGCGGGGGCGCCCGGGGTCATTCACTGGACCGCTGACGGGCGCATGGTGCGTCCGTGATCCAGGTCCAGACGCCCGACGGCGTGATCCACCAGTTCCCCGACGGGACCTCGGACGCGACCATTGGAACCGCCATGCGGTCGTATATGGCGGCGCATCCGGCCCACCCGTCGGTGGGAGCCGACGTAACCCGGGGCGCGGCGACGGGGCTGACACAGGGCGGCGCAGGTTTCCTGGGTCAGTTCGGCGACATGCCCGGACTGGCGCACAAGGGCGCACAGGCGGTCGTCGACTTCCTCGCTGACCACGGGATCGGCCAGAAAGGCGTCAAGGTCCCGGACCTGCAGCCAATGATGACGCCGGGCGGCCCGCTGGCGAACCTGGCTAAGCGCGCGCTCGTGGGCGCGGTCACCAAGGGCGTGGACCTCGCGCTGCCGAAAGCGGTCCAGGCTGATCCACGTGTCGTCCGTGGCGCTCTGGCGGTGGCGAACCCGGGTCAGTTCGCCGATGTGGCCCCGACGAGTTCGCAGGTGACCGGCGCCCTGACGCACGATCAGCCGCTCTACGAACCCCAGACGACAGCCGGGAAATATGCCCGGACCATAGCCTCCTTCGCGCCGGCCGCAGCCATGCCCGTCAGTGGCAAGTCGCTGCTTGTCCAGACGCTTCAGCGCGCCGCGAACGTGGTCGCCCCAGGGGTAGCCGCCGAGACCGCGGGGGAGCTCACGGCTGGAACACCCTATGAAACACCGGCCCGCATCGCCGCGGCGATCGGCGCAGGCGGTCTGACGACGGCCGTTACGGCGCCGCGGCCGGCCACGCAGATCCTCGCCAAGGCGACGCGGGGAGCGACAGACGACCAGATCGCGCAAGCCGAGCAGCTGATGACCGACGCCCAGGCGCGCGGCCTGAAGATCACCATGGCCGAGGCGCTCCAGCAGGTGACAGGCAACGCCACGGGCATGGGACGCCTTCAGCGCCTGGTCGAAGGCACGCGGCAGGGCGAAGAGAAGTTCGCACCGGTCATGGCGCAGCGCCCGGATCAAGTCCGGCAGGCAGTCATGGACTACGCCAACACGCTCGCACCGGCGACAGACGCGCCCTCGGTCATTGGCGGTGACGCCCAGGCGGCAGCCTCTGGCACGCTCGATGCGGTGCGTCGGCAGATCAACGCCAACGCGGACCCGTTCTACAAGGCGTTGAGCCAAGAGCAGCTTCCAGCGGCCTCGCCACAGTACCAAGCGCTGTCGCAGGACCCCGCCTATCAGGAGGCGCTGTCTACCGTCCGCGCCGATCCGGTCCTCAACCACGCCATCGCGAACCTGCCGGACAACAACCTCGCGGTCACGAACGAGGTGGTGAAGCAGCTCCGCACGATGTCAGAGAACGCCAAGCCGAACCCAGTGACGGGGCTGGGTAGCGCGCAGAAGTCGGCGGCTTACGACACGGCGGCGAACGGCGCCGACGCGCTCGCCTCCGATATCTCGGAACCCTGGCGGCTGTCGCGAGCCATGGTGGCCAGTGGGCGCAGGGCTTTCCTCGAGCCCCTTCAGCTCGGCCCGATGGGCAAGGTGGCCCAAACGGCGGATGTCGGCGCCCAAACCCAAGCGCTGTTCCCAGCCCAGCCGCTGGAGGGTGCGCCGGCTGAGACCGGACAGGCCATGGCGATGCTCGGCGACCAAGCCCCCGGCGTCCCGGCGTCGCTCGCGCGTCAGCACCTGGTCAATGCCCTCAACGAATCGACGCAGGCTCTCCAGAGCGGGCCGAACCAGTACGGAGGCGCAAAGTACGCCGCGGTCCTGGCCGGCAATCCGGAGCAGCGGTCCACGCTCCTCTCGGGCGTTGAAGCCGCCGGCGGCGATCACGAAGACCTCGACAAGCTTCTCTCGGCGCTAGCCGCGACCGGCGCGCGCCAGGCGCAAGGCTCGCGGACTGCCTTCAACACCGAAGACCTGAAGACATTGGGCAGCGGGGGCGCCGCCGACAAGCTGATCCAAGCCGCAGCGGATCCGTTCGAAATCCCGTCACGCCTGCGCAGCGCCTATGGGACCTATCGGCTGGGCTCGAACGTCTCCCGGCTGGCTGATGCGCTGCTCGCCGATCCTGCGACGGCAGCGGCCCAGCTTCGTGATGCGCGCGCGGTCGCGCCGCCGGGTTATGGCGAATATTCGATCCCGTCCCTGGAGTTCCTGCTGCTGACGCGGCGCCAGCAGGAGGCCGCGCCTAATGCGCCGCCGTGACGGGCTGTGCGCCGTCCGGATGCGTGGCGTTGTGCGCAGAGCCGATCGCCAGGATCGCGATCAGCCCAATCATGCCGAGCCAGATCAGCCACCGGCCGCCGTCAGATCGCCGCGCCGGCCGCACAACCTCGAACTTCGCGTCGATGTAGTCGCGCTTCATGGCGCGCATTCTACACCGCCGCTCCCCGTAATCCAGTTCTGCCGCGGCCCGCTCTCCGGCGGCGGTCGAACGGCCCGCGCGCCGCTTTCCCCAGGCGATCCAGCGCGCGGGCGCGTCTTTCCAGTGTGGACCGCCGCCGATGCCGCCGCGTAGCAGCTCAGCCGACAACGGCGCCTACCGGGAAATCCTGGCCCGGCTGGACGGTCTGTCGGATCAGGTCGATGCGGCGGCCAAGGACGCCCGGGAGGCCCGCGACGTCGGGCTGAAGCTGACCGAGCGGCTGGAAACGCTAGACCTCCCCAAGCAGGTGGCCGAGCTGCGCAAGGACATGGAGGCCGGGGATCAGGCCTTGCGCTCCGACTTGGTCAACGCCGTCGACAAGACGCGCCGCGAGATGCAGGCGGCGGACGACGCGCTTTCCACCCGAGTGGCGACCCTGGAGACGGCGAGGGCACACCTCCAAGGCGCGACGGGACTTCTCGGCTGGGTCGGGCGACACGCTCCCTGGCTGATCGCCATCGCGGCCAGCGTCCTCGCGACCTTGGGCGTCAAGGGCAAGCTGCCGTGACCGCTTGCGGCTGAGAAGCCTCCATCGCGCGCCATTCTGAGGCCCAGACTGGCCGGAGGAGAGCAGGCGCCGTGCCCAATGCGATCCCGCGCCCCGTCAGGCTCAACAATCCCGGCGACCTGGAGCGCGATGGCGACAACTGGCAGGGCATGGCCCCCGACCAGCCCGATCCGCGCTTCGTCAAGTTCAAGACGCCGCAGTACGGCTTCCGGGCCCTGGCGCGAACGCTGATGACCTACCAGTCCCGCTATGGGCTGAACACGGTCGGCAAGATCATCGCCCGCTGGGCGCCGCCTTCCGACAACAACCCGACCGCGGCCTATGCCGCCATGGTCGCGCACGAGTGCGGCGTCGGCGTCGACGACGAGATCGACGTGGACAGCGTGGCCGTCATGCTGCCGATGTGCCGTGCCATCGCCCGCGAGGAAAGCGGGCTTCCGGCGCCCTGGCCGGACAGTGTAATCCTCGAGGGCGTCCATATGGCCGGCGTGGTCGATGCCCCGCCAAAGCCGCTCGCCAAGCAGGGGTCCTTCGTGACCAAGGCGGCCGGAACCGGCGGCGTCGGGATCGCAGCCTGCCTCGAGGCCTGCAAGGGCCTGATCAACGACCCGTCGAAGGTCCACGACCTCTCGAACCAGGTAAAGGACGCCGCCGGCCAGTTCGACGCCTTCAGCGGCGTCGCGGTCTTCGATCACCTCAAGACGGCGCTGCTCACGGTCGGGGGCGGCCTGCTCGTGCTCAGCCTGGGCCTCAGCGTGATGAAGCAGAGGGCTTCCTGATGGAACATCCGCAGTTCGCCTACACCGGCGCGTCACCCGCGAAGGGCTATGTCGGCTTCATCAACATCCGCAAGACGGACGATGGCGCGAGCGTTATCTTTTCGGTTCGCAGCGACGGCGAGAATCCCACCTCGGCCCAGTACGCGATCCCACTCGAACAGGCGGTGAAGCTGCTTAGCGGCGCGCTCGTTGGCCTCGGTGGCCCGCAGGAGCACGACTACTGGCGACCGGGCGAGGCGGACTGCCCGAAAGACATCAAGGCGCCCAACGGCGAGCTCCACACGCTCCGCTGCAAGCGCTGCGGTCAGGACAACCCGCGAAGCCAGATTTGCAGCGGGACGGACGCTTAGGATGGACGTGCAGGGCATCATCTGGGGCGCAGGCGCCCTCAGTTTCGGCGGCCTCGTCTATGGCGTCTGGCGCTGGGAGCAGCGGGAGAAGGCCAAGACCGGCGCGGCGCCCACCGCCACTCAGGTGGCGCTCCAGGTCGAGGCGGCCGTCGGCAACGCCGTCCAGAACATCCCGCGGATCGTGTCGGACGAGGTGGCGCGCCTGGAGGGCGTCGTCGCCGACCTCACCGCCCGCGCCGAGAAAGCCGAGGCCGACTTCGCCGCTGAACACGCCGCCTCGATCGCACGCGTTGAAGCGACCGGTGCAGCCATCGCCAAGACGCTCACCGAACTCGGCCAGATGACGGCCGACGAAGCCGCGGCGCTCGCCGCTCAAGTCTCCCCCGAAGCCGAAAGGATCCGAACCGCCATGTCCCAAGCCGGTGACCAGCTCGTCGAGCAGATCAACGCCCTGACCGCCCGCGTGCAGCAGATCGTGCAGGACGGCGCCAACGCCGAGACGGAGAAGGCCGACCACGCCGCCGACCTCGCCAACGTCGGGCAGGCCGTCCAGGGCCTCGCCGCGACCCTGCCGACGCCGCCCGCGCCCTCCGAGGGCTGATGGGCGCACTCCTGTCCCTCCTGTTCTCCAGGGCCGGCCTGATCGCCATCGCCGGCCTCGGGCTCCTGATCCTGTTCGGAGTGCAGGAGGGACGGATCGCGCTGGCCCGGCATAGCGAGAGAACCGCCATAGAGGCGCAGAAGGTGGCGCAGGACGGCCGCAAGACCTGTGAGGCGTCGCTGGGCAGCCTCAAGGCCGCGGTCGCCCTCCTGGGCCAGCGTAGCGCCGTTGCCCTAGCGCAGGCGCAGAAAGAGGCCCACGCGGCCCAGGCGCAGGCCCAGCACTATGCGCAGCAGGCGCGGACGCTGAGGGCCCCGAAGCCGGGGCCAGAGCTGGAGCGATGGCAGGATGCGGATGCGCAAGTTCGCGGAGCCCTGAAGTGAGGCGCTGGGCCATCATAGCCGCTCTGGCGCTCTGCGGCTGCCAACATACGAACCCCGACGCCGACAAGCCCGGCGCGCTGCCCGTCGCGGTCTCCTGCATTCCGGCCGAGACGCCAGCCAAGCCGGACGTGCACACGCCCGAACAGCTGGCCAAGGTCCCAGATGGCCCGACGCGCTACGTCATGGCCGCGGCGGACTACCTGAGGCTCTGGGCTTGGTCGCTGACGGCGGCCCCGGTGATCGAGGGATGCAGGAGGGCGGCGAACTAGCCGTCCTCTCTCGCCGCGTAGGGCCCTCGTCGTGCCTCTTCCTGGGGGCGCGGCGGGGGCTGAGCCTGACCCATCGCCAAAGACTGACACGCAGCAAAAACGCCCCAGACCGCAAGGCCGGAGGCGTTTCGTGCATCAGACGCCCAATAGGCGAGGGACACAGTGTGAAGAACTGAATCCTCGCACGAACCGACGAATTTTACAATTGCCGGACGGCCATCCCCTGGGTGACCGTGGGCGGCTTTTCTGTTATCTGAGCTGCGCTGCGGCGACACGGTGAACCTCCGGGCCGTAGCCGCCAACCGTCAAACATTTCTTGACCGTTGGCGGTGCGATGCGAGGGGTCGGAGTCCTCGCCCGCAGCGCCTATCCGCTATGGCCGTAGGCGGCCACATATCGAGAACCCCGTCCGGCTAGCGCTAGGCGGGGTTTTTTCGTATCTTGGCCGTGCTGCGGCGCGCACAGCGGACAAGGCTTTGGCCGGTACGCGGGGCCTGTCGGAGGGAGCTTCTATGCTTGCGTGGCGGCGTTTGACCTCTGATGGGCGTCGATAGCCCGGATGGGTAGCGAGTGGCTGACCAGCGCGCCGCGGCAGCTCAGCCGGGGAGGGCGACGCCTAGCCTGTCGGGACTAGGGTCTCGCCCCGCACTGTGGTAGGCTGGGTCATGGCTGAGATTAGCGTCCAACTTGGCGACACGCTCTCGCACATTGCCGTGCGGGAGCTTGGCGATGTTTCGCGCTGGCGAGAACTATTCGCACTCAACGCTGAGGCCATTCGGGCGGAACAGGAGCGCTATGCAGGCCGCCGCCGGATGCGTGGTCCTGATTGGATATTTCCAGGAACCTCGTTGAGACTTCCGGGGCCCTAGCCCAGCGCCGCCCCAGCATTCCCCCGCGCGATCTCCCGGAAGAACCCTCGCTCGGCTTCGCTGAGCTCGGCCCACGGCTTCACTGGCCGATCAGGTTCTCCCACAGAGCGCAGGTAGTCGGCCTGGCGGTCGAGTTCTTCGTCATCGGCCATCGTCACCTCCAGACAACCTACCGTACTTCCCCGAGGCCTTGAAGCGGGCGTGGTCGCGCCGAGCCTGGGCGCCGTTGTCCTGGAAGATCGTCAGGCCGCCTTCGCGGCTGCGGCATTGCGAACAGACCAGGCGCTGGGCGATGTCCTCCAGCCGGGTCTCAGGCGGGAAGCGCTGCGGCAGTTCGTCCGCCCCGATCCGGCCGCCGTGGCCGTTATCGCAGGCGAAGCGGACTTCCCAAGAGAGGCGGTGACACTCCGCAACGGTGCGGCCGCGGGCCTCGTTGGAGAGGGTGAAGGGCATCGGGCCGTCATAGCTCATCCCCGGGCTGTTCCAACGCCCGTCTTCGGCCCCGAGAGGCCGACCCGCTAGGCTGGTCGCGGGTGCAGGTTGAGTTCGAAGGCCCGCGCATCAGACGGGTCTGTATACCGGTCGCCGACGTATAGCCCTGTCCCGCGGCAACAGATGCAGGGCCGCGGAATGAGGCTGATCGCATGCGCCCTGCGCCCATTGCACAGCGGGCAGACGACTCGTGGCAGGGATGGTCCGCTAAGCCGCAGAAGCTCGCTCATCGGTTAGACACTCCGCTTTCCGCCCTCTCGGGCGCTTCTGGTCCGGTTAGACGCCGTAAGCCATTGATCGTAAGCGGCTGGTCCACTCCCCTAGGGACTGCCACGCGAAGACTAAGTGACTGAAATTATCCCACATTTTCGCGATCCTGTCTAACCGGTCGGGAGCCGGTTAGACGCTTTGTTCGCTTTTCGAGCCGCGCGATGGCCTCGCGGGCGAGTCGCGCCTGGTCGGCCGAGGCGGTGTATAGGGTCACTTCGGACAGATTCTTGTGTCCGGTGACGGCCATGATCTGTTTGTCCGTGCAGCCGGATTCGGCCAGCGCTGCGGCGGCCGCCTTCCTGAGCCCATGCGCGTTCGACCGCGCCGGCAACCCGGCCGCCTGGGCGCGCTCCCGAAACCAGTTCCCGAAGCCCGCGGGCGTGAAAGGCTCTCCGTACTGCGTTTGTAGGAAGGTGAGCTGGCCCGGCGGGACCTGGGCCAACTCGGACCGCAAGGGGATCGCCAGCGGGATTTCAAGGCGAGTGCCCGTCTTCTGCTGCACGACAGATATGACGCCGCCCCTGACGTGCTGGCGGCCCATGACGATCACGTCCTGGCGACGCTGGCCGGTATAGAGCAGCAGCGCCAGCGCCAGCCGCTCCCGCGAGCCGCTGGGCCACCTCGCCTCAAATTGCGCGATGTCCTCTCCTGTCCAGGCCCGGAAGCCCTCCTTGGCCTTCTTCGGGCGTCGCATCTCGCTCATCGGGTGCGTGTCGATCCAGCCGCGTTCCAACGCCAGGCTCAGGATCAGGCGGATGCACTTGCGCCAGGTCTGCTCGTTGCCCTCCAAGCCGTCCAGAATGGCGACGATGTGGCGCTGTTTCAGGCCGCGCACCGGCTTGTCGCCATGCGCCTGGCGAAACTTTTCGAGGACGCCGCGGTAGGTGGCGCGGGTCTTGGGTTGCAGGCCCCTGAACGCCTTGGACTGGTAGTAGAGCGCCACCAGGGCTGAGCAAGAGCCAGGCGCGATGCGCTCGGCGCCCTTCTCGCGCGGCTCGGCGTTCTCGCGGGCCTGCCAGTAGGCGTCCACGAACTCGCGGGAGCCGTACTCACCGGGCAGCGATATGTCCTTGAAGCCCCGACGCCGCAGGTAGTGGCGCACGACGCCGTGCCGGTCGCGATAGGACTTCAGGAAGGGCAGCTTCCGCGTCACCGGAGGCCTAGCGCCTTGTCCCATGCCGCCTCCGCCTCTGAATCGGAGGCTGAGGGTAGGGTCGTGCTGGCGCCATCCGTCAAGCCGAAGGTGACAGATCCGTCCGGGTGCTCCGTCAGGGCCGTGACCACCCGCCCGCGCTCTTCAAGGATTTCGAACGCTCGGCGAAGGGCGGCTTTGGTCACGGCCTTGCGGCTCATTTCAGATCGCACCGCGACGGGTGTTGTAGGCCGAAGGCCACGCATCCTGGCTGGCTCTGGGCGGAAGACTCACTTCCCTTCACCCTCCTGGGAGAGGGCTTGTCGGCCGGCGGCCGCCTCGTGATCAGACGCGTTCTTCTCCGCACTGGCCCAGCGAAGTTCCTCTTTCGCCTCCGGACAGCCGCACACGTCGCCGTAGGGTTCTGGCGGATCGTGCCCGATCCAAACCAGCCTGAACTCCTCGCCGCAGAACGGGCAAACGGGCGCCTCTTCCGTCAGCTTCACGCCCTTGGCTTCATCAGTCATTTGGGGCTCCCGGGGTTGAGGTGAGTGGCGCGTAGTGATCAGCCATTTCGGCGAGCACGTCGCCGTGACAGGGTAGCGGGCTACAGAAGCAACCCAGACGTTTGCCTCGCAACGACGGAAGATCGGCTAAGAGATGCGGCCGGTTCGCGATCCATGCTCGACACTTCGCGATGACCTCTTCCCTCGAACCATGTGGCCCGATCACGTAGGGATTGCCCCATTTGCTCGGGCGGCCGATGTAGACGTCGTAGGCTTCGCCCCGCGCCTTGTTGACGACGGTCGTCGCGAGCCCCACAGGTTGACCGGGAGAGGTCCCGGGAGGAACCTTGCTCATCCTTCCTTCTCCTGTTTGGAGAGGAGGACGCGAAGAGGCTCTAGTCGCGTGTCAAGTTCCTGAGCCCACTCCATTCGATGGCCATCCGGCATCGTCAGGCGCGTTCCGGCTTCAATGAAGCCGCCCGCGAAAAGCGCCTCCACCTGTGCCTGAAGGCGTTCGGCGCGGGCTTTACGATTGTCGGACTGAGCAATTCGCCATGCGAGTTGCGCGAGGACGTTCATCACATCGATCCGCCAGACGAGCGCTAGTTGATCGGGGGTGCCCTTTTGCTGGACATTGGTCGCGGCCTTCAGGCGCTCGATCCCATTGGAAATGCGGTCGCCGCTCACGTCATAGGCTGGATTGGCCCACAACTCCGGGCGAAATTCAGGAGCCTCACTCTCCCCCTCAAGCGCCCTGATCCTGTCGGCGGCGGCGCGGAGGAGCTCGGCTTCTGCCTTGATTCCGTCAGCATGGATCGACACGGAAGGGCCTGCCTGATCGTAAACCCGCGCGTCCGCGTCAAGTTCGGCAACCCACGCCTCCAACCGCTCCACCAGCTTCTGATCTTCAGTCACGCTCGGCCTCCTGTTGGGAGATGAGGGTTGGAGGGGCGGGGAGGGTCATCCAGACGGTCGGACCTAGCGTGATCGGGCCGTCTTCGTCGTCTTCGTCCGCGTCGCCCTCGCCGTCGTCGTACAGGGGCCATTCTTCATCGTCGCGGACCTCGCCTTCGTCGGTGACCCAACGGTCGCCTTCGAAGCGGCCGACTTGCACGCCCCAGGACATTTCCCAGACGGGCGACCACAGCAGCACCCGCGTCCCATCCTTCGGCGGCGGATCGCTCTCTATAGACCGCCAGGGGGAGGGGGCGGGCTGGAGGCGGCGGTTCCAGGCGGCGACAACGATTTCCTCGTCCATGCCCGGGTTCCAATCCAAGCGCACGCCCCCTCCGCAGTCTCGGCAGCTGATCGCGTTTACGGCTTCGTCGTCGATATCGACGCCGCCGCAGAACGGGCATGGCAGGAAGTCAGCCGGACGCAGCGTCTCGGGTCGCCCGCTTGGGGGCGAAGACGGGCTCCCTGGGATACCGTCTTCCGTCCGCCACTCGTCCTTGGGGAGGAGGGCGAGACGGCGCGCAGCCTCTTGGATAAAATCCAGGTGACCGTCGTTGAGATGCAGCCCTTGGTTGACCCGCGACACGATCCACGTCAGTTCTCTGATCAGCTCTTCGGCGGACTGTTCGCGGAGTTCCTGTTCAGGCATGGGATTACTCCTGGGAGATGAGGGCCTTTAGGAGGGCGGCGAGGAGGGCGAGGGCTGCGGTTGGCGCAAAGCAGGGCCGCACAGCCACGAACGGATGCCCGCTGTCGCACGCCCGCATGGTAGCCTCAGCGAGCGGCGTTGGCCGACCCG